CCGATCTTGGCGGCGTCATCCACTGCGTTGCGCAAGCCTTCCCTCTCCTCCGGTGTTACCACAATGGACGCTACAACCGGGAACGCCGGGAGCGATGCACTAGATGGCACGTCCAAAACCATTTCAGCAGGCGCTTGAATGGGTACAGGGCGAAAGAACAACGGGGCTTCGAAAAGAAGACTTGGGTTAACTAAGCACTTATCCAGATGGTCCTCCACAAGATCTAACATAATGTTTGGGCAACGGGCCGTCCAAAAGGCCTCCATCCAACCACTAACATTCTCGTTACGAAATTGTGCACAGTGCTCGACACCGGCGTAGTACGCTGCGATGTCACGATTAATACTGTCTGGCATCCCCAACAACTCCATGGTAACCCTGGCATAGGCACCAATAATAGGGGTGTTCTTATCAGACAGAAAGAGGCCAACCATGCGTTGCTGCAACTTGACCTCCCGTGGCACATCGCCGCGACCGACGACGTGGATTTTCGAACAGATGCGTGGTACGTCGCAGGTGGATGAATCATCACCAGTCCAAACGTAAGGCCCATAATAACGAGAAATGAAATTCACGCCCGGCTCAGGCGCGATCTTTTGCTCGACCTCAAGCACGAGGCCCAAAGCGGCCCCAGTACTAACCAAATGCTCCGTTGAAATAAATCGACTAAGACTATCGTCGCCCATGTACACGCCCAAAACTGATAGCGCTTCCACATGGGTCCGAAAACCAGCCGAACGGAACTCCGTTCTAGCGGCGACATAATCCTTGGCCATATTGTACAGCGTGTTACCGACCGTGGTGTCGGCGAACCCCGACCCACGACCACACAACTGCTCATACAGGACTCCGCGCATCACTACTGGACAGCAATGGCTAGCCTTCAAGCCCTTTTCGAGTTCGAGATGAGTGCTAGGGTGAAAGACCCCATAGCAAACATTACCTTCCCATGCTCGCTCGACGGGGCAGATCGTACTGTCCCACTTATTACCATCGGCCATTGTCGCCTTGCCATCGCTGCAAACGCCCACTACGCGCTCACCGATTTGCTTTGGCGTCATGCCGGGTCCATACCAACCCTCACCATTAGCACCGAACTTCTCGACCATCGCCTGATGGAGCGGAATCATAAACCGAGACCAGAGCAGCTTATGATGCGGCTCGTCCGGGCTAATGATCCGAGGCGCGGCAACCTTCTGCGCAGCCTCAGCCTTCTCCATAGCGATAATGCGCCCCTCAGGATCGGCCAGATCCGCAAC